CTCGGACTGAGCGCAGATAAACGGGTCATCCGCATCAGTTGTGGCCGAGGGGGCTGTATCACCTTGTCGACGGACTCCACCGTTTTGAACGTGGCGGAGCACAGGACGTTAGTGCACTGGTAATAAATCTGTTTGACTGTCCCAGAAAGATAGCGGCTGGTACGGGTGTGCGCCGGACACTGACAGAATGGGCAGAGCATCACTCCAGCAGCCCCCGCGCTTTGAGGTCAGTTTCACGCTCTCGCAGTTTGTTAAAGTAGGCCTGACGCTGGCCGTTGGTCACTGCCACACCGTAATTCATGTGCGCCAGTGTCTCAGCCGAGAGCCCGGCTTTAAAGAGCACTGGCTCATCCGCCAGACGGATGTGACCGTCCTTCACTGCACGCTCAAGCCACGTTTTTACCTCCTGCATGACCGCTTTATCGGGTTCGACATAGCCCTGAATCCCGACGGTGTTAGCGAGTGGATTATCTAGCGCCAACATTTTCAGTTTCATTGCCCGGACAAGCGCCCCGCACGTATCACGCAGCGCATTATCCAGCTCTTTCGCGGCGTACTGGCTGAGCACGTTGTGATGTGCCTGACGGTATTCTCTGGCCGAGGCATCACAGGAGGCTTTCAGTCGGTCACTGTCATAGGCCAGCACCTCGGCTAGCCTGTCACATTCCTGCGCCAGCTCGCGGGAGGCAACGCGCTCTAGATGCTGCTGTTTCAGCTCATCCGTCAGCACTGCACCACCGGCACGGAATGCCCTGCGCCATAAGCTGGTATCACTGCCGTTTACCTTTTCAATCTCTGCTTTCTGCTCTGCGGTTCGGGCAATTGCCGTGGTGGTGTCATCCATCTGACGGGCTCTTTCAAGATGGGCGGTTCTGGCTGCGTCCAATTTCTGGAATGCAGGTTTCAGGTAATCAGGGATAGCGGTTGCGGTCATGGAGTGTCTCCTCAATAGTGTCAAGTTGAGAAGATTCTGCCGTGTGCCACACAACAACTCGAGTCATTGCAGTTGTGACAGGAGTAGCACAGATGGGATTTTCAAAAGCAGGCTTGCCAGAGAAAGGTTGAAGGAAAATCTCTCTCTGCTTGTTTTTATACTATTAACTATTCACCACTATTCACCTTAAATAAAAATATAGTTAATACAATATGTTAAAGGGTGAATGGTTGAGGGGGTGAGTGTTCACCGTCTGTTCACCACTGTTCACTCTCCTCTCTTTGTACTTCATTGGGACTTATATTTTATTCTGATTAGTTGAGTAGAGGTTAATAAATAAAAGTAATCAATGGGTTGCCAATGATTGTCAATAATTGCCAGTGTTTTCCACTTTCGAAAAATCAATATTTGTGTGGTCAGACATAACAAAAAGACTTGTTGCCCTGAGAGAAAATATTCACAAAATAGAGAGCTACCCGAAGCCGGACGGACACGACCGGCACTGTATGGACTTTATGAGGTAGCCCGATGCACACTGCTTTTTCTTCCCCGTCTTCTGCCCCTGCCGCGCCTCTGATGCCGGTCTCTGATGTCGTTCAGGAGCGCTTTATCCGCCTGCCCGAAGTGATGCATCTGTGCGGCCTGTCCCGCTCGACCATTTACGACCTCATCAGCCGGGAAGCCTTCCCGAAACAAATCTCCCTCGGCGGTAAAAACGTGGCGTGGGCGCAGTCTGAAATCACTGCATGGATGGCGGATCGCATTGCCGAACGTAACCGGGGCTATGACGCATGATGATGATCGTTCAGCATACAGCCCCTTTTTCTGGCTTGCTTCTTTTCGCCGTTTCCAGGTATAGTTTTCCCGCTGTCGCAAAATCGGCAGCCGGGCGTGAGAACCCGAGTTTAACTATGGCGACACCGGACGCGCCATGCGTCTTTTTTTGTGTCTATGCTTTTGCACACCCATTTATCGGGCAACGGTTGTTTGTCTGTTGCGCCGTCAAAATAATGGTGGCTCAGGCGGGGCAGCTTTCGGGCTGGCCGGTTTCCATAGTTGCCGGTTTCTCACCCCCGTCTGGGCTACCACCATTGCGTGAGAACTTCGGTGGTAGCTGTAATCAGCTAACTATGGAGGTTGCCACTATGGCTACGACCCTCACCCCGTCACACCCGCAGTTCGTCTTTGTGTTTGCCGCCGTTCGTCGCGCAGACCGTAAACCCCGCATATGTATGCTCCGCACCGTTGCCGGTGATGAACACGCCGCACGTCTTTCCCTCGTTCGCGATTACGTCCTCTCGTTTGCTGGTCGTCTGCCGGTTGCGGAGGTGCGTGCATGAGACACACCACCATTACCGCCCGTGACCTGGAATGCCTGGAGCACATGCGCAACGTCGGCCAGCTCGTCAACGAGCTGATGCAGGTGCAGGACTGCGCGACCGTTCATCGTGACCTTGCTCAGCAGTCACAGCTCACCTCCGTGATTTACCTCATGACCGCCCAGCTCGACGGCGTGGTCGAACGCTGCAATCAGCGCTGGCTGACCGGGGAGGGCAACGTATGAAAAAGCCTTTACCCCCCGTATTACGTGCCGCGCTGTATCGTCGCGCCGTGGCATGTGCATGGTTGACAGTATGCGAACATCAGCACCGCTACCCGCACCTCACCCTCGACGCGCTGGAAAGCGCCATTGCCGCCGAACTGGAGGGCTTCTACCTGCGTCAGCACGGCGAGGAAAAAGGCCGTCTGATTGCCTGTGCACTGCTGGAAGATTTAATGGAAGCCGGGCCACTCAAAGCCGCGCCGTCGCTGTCGTTTCTCGGGTTCGCAGTGATGGATGAGCTTTGCGCCCGTCACATGCAATCGCCTGTTGTGCACTGAGGGAGAAAATAACGATGAAAATGAACGTAACGGAAACCGTGAAACAGGCGTGCGGCCACTGGCCGCGCATTCTCCCTGCGCTGGGTGTGAAGGTCATGAAAAACCGGCATCAGGCCTGTCCGGTGTGCGGCGGCTCTGACCGTTTCCGCTTTGACGATAAAGAAGGGCGCGGGACGTGGTTCTGCAATCAGTGCGGCGCGGGTGACGGGCTTAAGCTGGTAGAGAAAGTGTTCGGCGTGACCGCATCAGAGGCTGCCGGGAAGGTGAACGCCGTGACCGGCAACCTGCCGCCGGTTGCCCCGGAAGTGATTGCGGCCGCAGAGGCTGAAACGGAGGCTGACCGCAAAGCGGCGGCCGCACTGGCCGTCAGGCTTATGGATAAAACCCGACCGGCCACCGGCAACGCCTACCTCACTCGCAAGGGTTTCCCCGCTCTGGAATGTCTGACACTCACCGTCATGCATAAAACCGGCGGCGTGACGTTCCGCGCCGGTGATGTGGTTGTCCCGCTGCATGATGATACCGGCGCACTGGTTAACCTTCAGCTTATCAATTCTGACGGCCTCAAACGCACACTGAAAGGCGGTCAGGTCAAAGGGGCATGTCATGTCATCGAAGGGAAAAAACAGGCCGGAAAACGCCTGTGGATTGCAGAGGGTTATGCGACCGCACTCACCGTGCATCACCTGACCGGGGAAACCGTCATGGTAGCATTGTCCTCCGTGAACCTCTTTTCTCTGGCGAGCCTTGCCCGTCAGAAGTCCCCGGCCTGTCAGATTGTGCTCGCTGCCGACCGTGACCTTAACGGCGACGGCCAGAGCAAAGCCGCTGCGGCCGCAGATGCCTGTGAGGGTAATGTTGCCCTGCCGCCGGTGTTCGGTGACTGGAATGATGCGTTTATACAGTGCGGCGACGAAGCCACGCGCAAAGCGATATATGACGCTATCCGGCCTCCGGCACAAAGTCCGTTTGATACCATGAGTGAGGCGGAATTTACCGCCATGAGCGCCAGCGACAAGGCCTTGCGGGTGCATGAGCATTACGGCGAAGCGCTGGCGGTGGATGCGAACGGCCAGCTCCTGTCCCGCTATGAAAACGGCATCTGGAAAAATATCCCTGCCGCCACTTTTTCACGGAATGTGGCTGATTTATTCCAGCGCTTACGCGCCCCGTTCTCGTCCGGGAAAATTGCCTCGGTGGTGGAGACCCTGAAGCTGATTATTCCGCAGCAGGATACACCGGCACGCCGTCTGATTGGTTTTCGCAACGGGGTACTCGATACACAAACCGGCCTGTTCAGCCCGCATAGCAAATCGCACTGGCTGCGCACGCTGTGCGACGTGGATTTTACCCCACCTGTTGAGGGTGAAACGCTGGAAACCCACGCGCCGAATTTCTGGCGCTGGCTCGACCGGGCGGCCGGTAAAAATCCACAAAAACGCGACGTGATACTCGCTGCGCTGTTTATGGTGCTGGCGAACCGTTACGACTGGCAGCTCTTTCTCGAAGTCACCGGTCCGGGCGGGAGCGGGAAAAGTATTCTGGCCGAAATTGCGACCCTGCTCGCCGGAGAGGATAACGCCACGTCGGCCGATATCGACACGCTGGAAGACCCGCGCAAGCGTGCATCCCTGATTGGCTTCTCGCTGATACGCCTGCCTGACCAGGAAAAATGGAGCGGTGACGGTGCAGGGCTGAAGGCCATCACCGGCGGCGATGCGGTCTCGGTTGACCCGAAATACCAGAATCCCTATTCCACGCATATTCCGGCGGTGATTCTGGCCGTGAACAACAACCCGATGCGCTTCACCGACCGCAGCGGCGGTGTCTCCCGTCGCCGGGTGATTATTCATTTCCCGGAGCAGATTGCCCCGGAGGAACGCGACCCGCAGCTCAGGGATAAAATTGCGCGCGAGCTGGCCGTTATCGTGCGCCAGCTTATGCAGAAATTCCGCGACCCGATGACCGCCCGCGCACTACTCCAGTCGCAGCAGAACTCCGATGAGGCACTCAGCATCAAGCGCGATGCTGACCCGACGTTTGATTTTTGCGGTTATCTGGAAATGCTGCCGCAGACCAACGGGATGTTTATGGGTAATGCCAGCATCGTCCCGCGTAATTACCGTAAATATCTTTATCACGCATATCTGGCCTATATGGAGGCTAACGGGTACAGGAACGTGCTCAGCCTGAAAATGTTCGGACTGGGGCTGCCCATGATGCTGAAAGAGTACGGCCTGAATTATGAGAAGCGGCACACAAAGCAGGGGATACAGACCAACCTGTCGCTGAAAGAAGAAAGCTACGGCGACTGGCTGCCGAAATGCGACGAACCCGCAGCGACATAACCCACTCCAGACCGGCTACAGCCGGTCTTTTTCTTTCCGGCAATTGTCACAGGGTGAACACTCCACTGTTCACCCTTCACCGAATATTCACCCTATATCACTATGAAAACATTGATAAAAAGGCAAAGGTGAACAGTGTGAACAGTTAAATGCAAAAAAACTTTTTTTCTGTGCTTATTGTTTAAAAAAAAGACCACATGAAAAAGGTGACACATTACTAAAGAGGGATCGTATTACTATGACATTTCATAATTGGTACACGTTTAGGTACACAACTGAAAGCTGAATACGGAAAAGTCCTTTATATTTAATACATTGAAAAACTTATTCAGACTCCGCCAGCCCACCAAATAAAACAAGGGGTTACGTGAAAGCGTAACCCTTTTTTTTTGTCCATGTCCACATTACGTCCATCCAACCTTTTATCTCATCCAGTTTTTGCACCTATCCATCCAGTGACCGTATGCGGCCTGTCATGCCTCCGGCTCATCTGCAAAAAGTGTCTCCACAATCGGCAGCCACTCAATTCCGTTTTGGCCGAACGTCAGATATACCCCTTCGGCTGCTCGCACTTTCCGAGCTGGGTTTGCGCCACCGCTACCACTTTTTGACTCAGTTTTATTCCTCAAATTTCTGTAAAAAACGCCCTTCGAAATAAGCCAGAATTTTTACGCCCATCCACGCCGACAGCCTGCAACCGCCGCCAACGCTATAGAACTGCCAGCCCAGGCGAAGCGCGATCAGGTACATCAGCGCGGCAGCAAAGGCAGAAATAAGCAAGTTCGAAACAATGACTTTCGGCGCCAGCAATGTGCCGGACAAAGAGTGATTCGCAAGATGGGCAAAAACACCGAGGCCGGAGAATGCTACGTCTATTTCAAGATGATTCATCATGGCAACCCCTCCCGGCTGCCCTGCCGTTTTTACACGTTTTTTCCTGTGGTCAGGTCCACAACTGTGCGGCATTTAATTAAGAATTTTACGAGCGCATAAATGATGTGACTACCCAGCAGAGAGATCGCGATTGTGCCGCGCGGCACTTGTATGCCAAAAGTAGTCGGCATCACAGGGATAAACGGACAAATGCAGTAAAAAGCAAGGATGCAAAAAAATAAGTCGTCCAGGCGTTTTAAGTGCGAGTTTGACGAACTAAGACAGACGCGCGTAAAAGCGCCACCAGCCATTATCGCAATAATACGAAATGCTTCTGGCGGGTTTGTAAACAGCATCGCCTGCACTTTGGGGAGCGTGTGTTCGTATGGCATTATATTTTTCCATAAAAATGCCCGCACATTGCGGGCTTTTGTTAAAAAATCACTTTAATTTAATTTTTTTATTTTAAGCTTATTATTTTCCGGAACCTGAACTTTCGTTGCGTCGCCATCCTTAGAGAATGCGACTGGTGCACTGTCGATTACTTGAATAGTTTTCCCATCTTCAAATTCAATAGTACAAACTTTTACATAAAGACTTGCTTCTGTAGGAATAAAGCTCAACCCGACGATGTCAATCTCGCCAGTAACTTCTACATTTGTATTCACCAGATTATAAATATCTCGAAGTACTTTTTTATCTTCAGAGTCCTGGATGGTTTCTTTGATGTTTGATTCGCGCTCCCACTCATGTTTATCACGATGGCTTCGGAGACCTGCGAAGATGCCCCATAAACCACTACATGAGTTATTCTCCTCAAGATGATGTTCAATTTCATGACGAGATCGTTCATCCAGATGGGATTTATGTGTACTGTAAAGAGATTGGATTTTATCAACAGTCACTACATTCATTGCAATTTTCACATGAGCAGAAATTTTTGCCCCTTTTTGAACCCTGCCAGTTACAGAAGCGATACTGCCATAACCTTTATCAGCTTCATACGAGCTATAAGCCGCATCCTCTGCATTATCCATACGGTCGCTCATATCCAATTTAAGCACTGATATTTTTTTTACTTTAACCATATTCATTATACATTCCCTTATGCACATTAATTGGAACACTGTATATGTTCACCGTCGAAAATAATGCACAGTCAAAAAGACAAACATGATCAACATCACATTTATAAAACCGCCTTGAAATTTTCACAAAAAAAACAAAAAACAGAACACAATACATTCTATTAAATTCACAAAATAAATCAAACACTCATAAATATACCCCTCGTGAATTTATTTATAACTGTGATAATCTAAACTGAAATTTATTTAGGAGTGGTGGCCCTGCTGCTGGTGGTTATGGATGAGGGGTCATAACGCCAGCAGCCTGCCCGGATTGGGGTATGAACCCGTCAGACAGTGGGCCTGATACGAAAAGCCACGGCGGGTGCCAGGGCTAGAAATTATTAAGGAGTTAATTGAAAATCGTCGTCAAAATCCCTATGCCTGCTTTCGACTGATTT